GCACTCGTACTCCTGGTCGTACTGGTCCTGCGTCAGCTGCGCGCGGAGCGCGTGGAGTTCGGTTTCCGGCAGGATGCCGCTGTCGCTGGCCCGCAGGCGCAGGAAAAACCAGTCCGGAGATCTCTGCGCGACTTCTACGGCCTCGTGGAACTGATTGCGCCCTTTCGGCGTGCCGCCGATAACCGCCCAGCCCTGCCGGTCCGAGAGCGTCGGACGGATGACGTTGCCCCAGACGCTCGGGCGGAAGTCGCCGTACTCGTCCAGATACGCGCCGTCGAACCCGAGGCCGCGCATCGCGTCGGCGTTGTCCGCGCCGAACAGCTGGATCTTGGCCCCGGTGCGCGTCGTCAGAAGCAGCTCGGCCTCGTTGACGCCCGCGGTCGCTGGCTCGGCGTACCGTTTCAGATAGTCCCAGGCGACCGACTTGGCCTGCGAGCGGAACGGCGCGACGTAGGCGTAGTGCGCGTGAGGCTGGCGCGCGGTGATCGCGGCGCGGATCAGGTCGTTGATGGCGGCCACAGTTTTGCCCGCGCGCCGATGGGCGACGAGGCAGGCCCAGCGGTGGCTGCGGCGGTGGAACGGCATGAACGCTTTGCGCGGGTTGTACGGCATCCGAACGCGCGCATCGCGCAGCTCGGTCACGTCGGCTCGCCCCACTCGTAGATGATGCGCTGCGGGCCGCCTTCGGGGCCGCTGTTCTCGTGGCGCTGCGTCTCGGCCCAGCGCATCTGCGCCTTCGTCCACCAGATCATCGCGGTGGTGTCGCCCTGGATGACGGCCTTGTTGAACAGCGTTTTGGCGACCTGCGCGCTGGCCTTGGCCTTACCAACCGCAAGCTCGGTCTTGTAGTATTTGCGGAGCGTCTCGTCGCTGATGCCGATCAGCGCGGCGATCTGGTCATGCGGCAGGCCGAGGCCGGAGGCCTGTTCGACCTGCTTGCGACGCTCTTCCGTCGGCTTGTGCGCGGGCATCACCATGCGAATAACCTATGCGCTCCTGATGCGGTTGAAAAGACGGCGCAGGACGTAGGACCGCGCCAGCGAGATCGCGGTGAACAGCGCGCCGATCGCGAAGCTGTCGAAGGCGGTCGGGTGCAGGCCGAACAACGGAAGCACCACCGCGTTGGCAGCGACCGCGACCAAATAGCCGATGGCGACGTTCGCCACGGCTTCGATTGCGCTCATGCGTCGGCTTTGCATCGCTCGGTCGCCATGTCAGCGAAGCTGCGGCCATCGCCCTCCAGAGTCGCAGCCTGCCCGGTGAACTCCTGCCAGCGCTTCACTGCGACATCGACATAGGCCGCATTGAGCTCGATCGCGTGGCACGCGCGGCCCGTCATCTCGGCGGCGATGATGGTGGTGCCTGACCCGCTGAACGGCTCGTAGACCGCCTGCCCCGGCGAGGAGTTGTTCTCAATGGGGCGCTTCATGCACTCGACGGGCTTCTGCGTGCTGTGGCCAGTCTCAGACTTGCGGGGCTTGTCGATCTGCCACAGCGTCGATTGTTTTCGGCCGCCGTCGTAATGGCCCTTGCGGCCCTTTCGAACGGCGTACCAGCAAGGCTCATGCTGCGGATGGTAGTCGCCTCTGCCGATCACGAACTGGCTCTTCGCCCAAATAATCTGCGCGCGAATGCCCAAATCACAGGCCATCAGGCTTTCGGCCACAACGTGCGCCATGTTTCCCGCATGCCAGACATAGGCAACATCACCGGGGAACAGCGCCCATGCTTCGCGCCAGTCGGCCTTGTCGTCGTTCTTGACCTTTCCTACGGCGCGAGCGCCGTAGGGCTTGCCGTTCTTGCGATCGACTTCGTTTCGCCAGTTGGCGTCGTACTCGACGCCGTAAGGCGGGTCGGTGACCATCAGGTGCGGCTTGACGCCGCTCAACGCCTTTTCGACCGCAAGCGGATCGGTGCAGTCGCCGCAGACCAGCCGGTGCCGCCCCAGTAGCCACACGTCGCCCGGCACCGCGATCGGCTGCTCTGGCGCCTCTGGGATTGCATCGGGATCGGTCAGGCCCTCGGTTCCCGGCGCGGCCATCAGCGCGTCGAGCTCCTCGGTCGAGAAGCCGGTCAGCGCCACGTCGAACTCCAGGCCGCGCAGGTCGTTGATCTCCAGCCGCAGCAGTTCGATGTCCCAGCCGGCGTTAAGCGCTAGCTTGTTGTCCGCGATGACGTAGGCTCGCTTCTGCGCCTCGGTCAGGTGCGAAAGCCGGATCGCCGGCACATCCGGCATCTTCAGCTTGCGGGCCGCCAGGACGCGGCCATGGCCCGCGATGATGCCATTCGCTTCGTCCACGAGAACGGGGTTCGTGAACCCGAACTCTCGGATCGACGCCGCGATCTGGGCTACCTGCGCGTCGCTGTGGGTGCGCGAGTTGCGGGCATATGGGATCAGCGCCTCGACGCCGATGCGCTCGATCTGGATCATGTAATTTTATTGCGCCAATTTTAGCCATGCGTCAAGCGCATAACGCCCCGCGTTCTTTGCAATGGTCATCCTGCACCGGCGGTGTATGTTCCTTTCATCGAAACCGGCGCCGAGGCGCCAAACCAGGGAGGCCCACATGGCCGACTTCCAGATCCTCTCCTCCGACTTCGCCGCCACCGAGGTGGTCGTTCGCTGCGCGAGCGAGGCCGCCAAGCAGCGCCTGGGCGGCGCGGTGTCGTTCACGGTTCGCAAGTCGGAGCTGCCCGCGTGCTGCGCGAAGATCACGGGCGAGGGTTTTGAGTGGGAGCTCGCCTGACGCATAGCGGGGTTGCAGGAAACGCACTCCTCAACCCCGCAACCTTCCCGCAGTATCCACGCATCAACCAACCCACGGAGACGACGATGACCAACTACTACCGCCCGAGCCGCTTCGCCCCGACCGGCAAGCCCAAGCAGGAATGGTCGATCGGCAGCACGGTCAAGGTCGGCTTCCTGACCCTGACGGTCGCCCACAAGATCCTGACGCCCGGCGGCGAGCCCGATGTCTACCGCCTGACCGGTCGCAACGGCGCGCAGTACGACTTCGTGCCGCACGGCGGCCTGCACCGGGTGGCCTGACCATGCGCGTCCACCCGACCATGAGCCTCACCCGCCTGCGCCACGCGATGCGCGAGGCCAGCCTCCTCGACGCCGAGCAGCTGCGCGACGTGCTTCTGCGCCGAGGCGTCGCGGACACCGACCTGATGACCGCCGGAGAGTGGCAGGACGCGGTCAGGACCGCCTACAAGCGTCTGCCGAGGCATCTCCGGCCCGAAAACGCCTAGAACGGCCCTAGGAACGCCGGAAGCCGGTCGCCCGCTACCCTGCCATGGGTTAGCGGGCTTCCGGCGTTCCTGCGCCATCCTCTGGGCCGCGCGAGGCATCCGAGGCGAACCGGGACCGGAACTTCTCCATCGTCGCCTCGAATTCCGCCTTCTGCTCGTCGGTCATCGTGGACCACTTGCCAGCCGGCCTCGACCCCTCCGCCGGCAGCGCGACCGCCCGGCGCAGCTGGTGGCGCTGGGCCTTCGCCGCCGCGACCTCGGCCTCGAGGTGCTCGCAGACCTCGGCGTAGCTGGGAAACCACCTGAACTTGCGCGCCGCCGCGTCGAGGCTCGCCCGGCTGAACGCTGACCCCGGATATTCCAGCATCGCCGCGTAGGCCCTGGCCTTGGCATCGCCGTCGGCCTCGCCCGGCTTGGTCGCGGTCAGGGTGCCGAGCGCCGAGATCCAGCGCAGCGCCAGCGCTTGCGGCGCGGGCTGCAGGGCGGCCTCGATCGCGGCTAGAGCCCGCTCAGCCTCGGCCTTCTGGGTCGAAGAAATCGCCAGCGGGGCGCCCGGCTGCTCGGTCTGCATCCTCCCGAGCAAGGCGCTCAGCGAGAACGATAAACCCGTTGCGGGACTGAGATCGAGATCCTGTGCCATTGCCCTGCTTCCTTTCCGATGTCCGGCGCACCCAGTTGCGCCAGGTTGCCGACCAGTTGGTCTTGCGCCCGTCCGCGCCGGGCTTTGCGTGCCAGTAGTCGCGGAACGACGCCGCCTCGCGGTCAACCGCGACGCCTAGGCCGGCCGCGAACGCGCGGTCATCCTCCGTCGGAGCCCAGTCCGCCGGCAGGCGCGTCCCGCGGTCGGCGCGCTCTGCGCGCGTCCCCCCGGACCCCCCAGAACTAAGAGGGACGTCTCCGATATCTCTTTCCTCTCTATTCCTTTCCTCTCCTCTCCTCTCCTTGGAGTCCGTTACGGAATCCGTAACGGATTCTCTACGCACCCGTGCGCGCTCCGCAGCGGCCTCCGTGGCGCGTCGCGTGCGCTCGGCTTGGCGGCCCTTTTTGTCCCATGCTTCTAACGCCTTCTCGGCCACAACCGGGTGGTAGAGACGGCCATCGCTGCACCGCACAAAACCGCGCAGCGCGCCAGCCTCGCGAACCCGCCTCCAGGTCGCCATGTCGCGTCCGTAGCCGGTCAGGCGGGCCAGCAGGGCGTCGTCGTCGGGCAAGCTGGCGGCGGGAACCTGATGCCAAGCGGCGCACCACGCGAGGACCGCCGCGCGGAAGACTTCGCCGTCCTCGACGCCCGCGATGTCGCTGTCGCGCAGCCGAACCACGTCGAGCGGCATGTAGGTGAAATTCCGGAGATCGACCTCCGGCGGTACTAGCGGGTCCATCAGCGCCCTTTCGCGTTGATCCGGCCCGCCGCGCGCGATAGGTTCAGCGCGCCATTGTGGCCGGACTGGTTGGTGCAGTCCGTTGCGCCCCGCCCGGTTCCAGCCCGGCGGGGCGCGTAATTTGTGCGGGTCGTCAGCGTTTCAAGTCAAGCACGAACGCGATGTGAGCGGCTTGTGTAGCGTCTGTCGAACGGGCGTTGAACGGACGTTGAGCGGGCGCTAGACCGGTGTTCAACGGGCGTTCAGCTTCTCGTTCTTTCGCATCAGCGTTTCGTTGCGAAGGCGCAGCTTGTGCATTTCGTACTTGATGCTGCTGATCTCGTCGCGGAGCTTTTCGACGCGCTGGTCGCATCTAAATCTGTAGTCCCGCCTCATCTCCTCAATGTGCTCGCGGTGAGCGACTTCGCGATCTGCAGACGTGAGTTGATCGATAAGGCCCTGCAGATTTTCGATTTCCTCTCTTGACGCCTCAAGCGCCGCCTTTAGCACTCGGTTTTCGCGCAGTTGCGCAAACAGCGCTGTATCGGACATCTCCAGCTCTTTCGTGAGCCGAGTGACTGCGTCGGTCGACTCTTCTTCGCGCATGTCGAACTCTCCCGTTTCATTGGTTGGTTGGCGGGTCCGATCCATCAGGTAAACGACCCGGCCAGGGGCCTGTTGACGCGTCGCAACTGGCGCTGGATTGGTTTTAGGGTTCCGCCGCCCGCCGGCGACGGCAAGGGAGGGCCTGGCCGGTTTCTAAAGCGCGAGGTCGAGCTGGACCCCGAGCCGATCAGCGTAGAGCGCGACCGCCTGCAGCCGCTCCTGCTCCTTCGCCCGCTTGCGCTCGTCGCGGCGCAGCTGCACCACGCGCACCAGCGCAGCGGGGTCGTAGCCCGCGGACTTGATCTCGACGCGCAGCTGCTTGATGTCCTCGCGCGCTTCGTCGGCGGCGTCGAGCAGGCGGGTCAGGCGGTCGGCGTAGCTCGTCAGGTCGTCGTTGATGCCGGTCATTCGTCGATCTCCTCTAGGTAGACCTCGGCGCGCGGCGTCGTGCGGTCGAGGTGGTGATACAGGTGCATTTCCCGCACCGCGCGGTCGTTGCGGTAGATGCGGTTCTGCAGTGCGTCCAGCAGCAGGCTCGGATCGAGGTCCGGCCTGTTGCTGCTGTAGTAGATGTGCGCGGTCAGCCTGATCGGGGACAGCAGCTGGCTATCCGGCGGCAACTCCGGCACCTGC